AGAATTTATATCCTATACGATCAACGTTGACGGCGTGGCCTTATTTGTTGAGAAAACAATAGTCACTGCAGATAATCTAGGTACTCAACCCAAAATGTTTGAATTCATGATTCCGCCCAATTCAACTGTCAAGGTTCAGGCACTCCAGAGTGATAACAACGGATTCATTACATGCATCTTAACGGGGTATCGAGTCTAATGTCCAGATCTGGGAGGTCTCACAGTATCAAGAGCCAGAGTTTGGGGCCTTCCTGTGGCTCTGAGGGCATGGTTTTTTAGGAAATTATGGCAAAAAAAACAAAAAACAGTTTTGAGGAACTGATGAAAAATATTGATTTTACCAGAACGCTCCAGGCGCTCATCCCAGTACTGCAACCAGTTCTAATTTTTGGGGCTTGGGTAGGATTCAATAAGTTTGATAGTAGAGCCAGAGCGGTATCTCGATTAATTGCCATAGCAGAACCGATACCTACAGTAGATCTAAACGTTCCGGCTCCGGTGGCGTTAGCTTCTATGTATCTATTTGCTGATGAGGTTTTGGATGTCTTGGATGAGGTGAGAGATTTTTTAGGAATTGGTGGAAAACTCAAGGATATAATTGAAGATACTAAGGAATTTTTTGAGACAGAAGTTCAAAAACCTGAACCAGGGGAAACTTGGGAAGAGTTCCTGAAAAGACGTTTAAGAGAAACGGGTTTGTTTGGATGACTGCAGTAAAAGTTCTGCAGTTTTTTGTGGAGGACGTAAAAGCCGCTTATACACATAGTGACGTATTATGACTGATGAACAATTCCTCTTGATCTGGATTGCTTCATTTTTTCTATATTTTACAATTTACACAATTTGGATCCCTTTGAAAACTCAGCAAAAAATAGAGTCCTGGTTAAAGAGTTCAGAATCTGACGAAACTTTGCTAATGTCTCTGGAAGTGATCACTAAAAAAATCAGGGAGCAGATGTTAATTGATTTTGAGGAATTTATGCTCCCTCAAGCGAGAGAGAATCTTCAAAAGTTTTGGGCTGGAGCAATGGGCAATGTTGCTAAAGAAATGAAAGGTTCTGAGGAGGGTTCTAATTTGTCTTTGTTGCATAATATCACTCAGGATTTATCAGGCCAACCTTGGTACGTGCAGATGTTAGCATCTAAAATGTTGCCGATGATCACTGAAGCGGTCAAAACGCAACCAAAACGCACTAGTGACGCAGTAATAGGCATGGGATTGCAGAAATAACGCACCTAGAACGCACAGCAACGCTCCAAACTCGCTTTTTATACCCTACTCTACCCCACCTCATTCCCTAGTCCTCATTCTCTCTTTAAATGAAATGGGCTGAAGAGCTAATATTCAATTTGACTGCGTACTAGTTTAGTTAAGATTTTTTGACAGTCGTAACATATCGTTACTTCATTATTGAACCTGTCACCCTTAAGGTGGTCCTTAGATTGTAAACAGATATTACATCTACGCTTCATCTTCTTCACTCTCTTCATTGCTCTGGCTTATCTTCCAAGCTATCTGGCCTAAATCTTGGTGGATCTTATCGAACATATGCCAAGGTTGATTCTCTCCCCATAGATCGAAGTGCTCCTTTAGATGTGTTTTAATCTCGCTGAGATCACACATTACCTGGTAAACCTCATCCTCATCAATAACTAGTGGTCGAATCATGTTTAACCCCACAAGGAATACGAACCATCTTCACGACGTTCTAAGGTCCATATGGACTCTGGATCATTCCACGCTTTTGCAAAGTCTGAAAGACCCTTACCGTAGTGAGCAGGAAAGTCTATTCTTATTACTTCTGCCGTTGTTTCCCAGGTTACTTCTAAACCCTTATCAGAAAGAGAATAAGAAGAATGGGGATGTTTAAGGAGGGTAAGGGTAAGGGACCACTTAGAGTTCTTATTCTTACCATAGCCTGTATCCCATTCGCTTTCAAATTCTTTAGGAACTGATCCTTTTACAAACAAACATTTTTCCCCTGGTTGTAATTGCTTAAACCTGGGCGTGCTACCTAGTACAAATCTCTTTTCGGGAACGCTCATCAATTAAGATATGGAGATTTTGCTATATAAAAATTTCTTAAATAGCACAAACAGTTATATAACCGATTAAACATTAATTGGTAATGCCAGTGGGACTCTACACTAGGAAAGGTAAGAATGGTCGAACGATGTATTTTAGGAATGGAAAGCTCATCAGCAAGACGTCCTATAGTGCCTCTCGCAAACGGAAAGGTTCAACCAGGAAAGGCGCAGTACGAAAAACTGCTCGTCGTGCCTACACTAGAAAGAGATCCACTGGCAATCCAAGGAGAAAATATATGAAAGCAATCCCTCATCCGTCGGTTACTGGTATGGCTAGCGGACTCGCAATAGCCGCATACCTAAACAGTGGTGTAGAAACCACAACTCAAACGGGAACCAGTCTCGGAACTATTACCACAATGGGAGAGGGTGTGCTCAAAGATATTACAGATGGTCAATTAGGCCAGGCATTCAATACTCTTTCATCCAATGCGATCAATATGATCGGAAGTGATGGCGGACGTAAAACATTAGTTACTGCTGGAGGCATTGCTCTGTTAGGAGCCTTTGCACGAAAACAGTTTCCACAACTAAAACTAGGAGGAAGTAAATTATACTTCAGATTGTAAAATGGTAACAACTATACAGAGATCGTTTGATAGCACGCCCGTGGATAAGGAATACTTTTCCTTGACGGATAACATGAATTCTTCTTCACTGGGGAATATTCAGGTACCCCAAAATTCGCAGAGGATATCCAGGGTCGATTGTGCCTTTGATACCACAAATGCAAAAGGATATCAGGTTGTCTGTCGTTTGCTAGGCAGTAACATGAGTGAGCAAAATTTCACTATAATGGGAGTAGCTGGAGATACTGCGGATGCTGGAGCATGCGTAGGTTTTCAGTCTATACCTGTCGCGTTTCCTTTAGCTGGAGTTAACAACATAGACCTCCAGATAGCTGTGCAATTTGCCTCAGGTGGTAGTGCTTCGGCAAGTTCTGGGTCTGTAACGCTTTACTTCGAGTAAGCCTTGCATGGCTAGAACGAAAATAGGCAGTAATGCCCAGTTTGTTAGCACTGGCTCTGTTAATTACATTGGTGAGTATCTTTACATTTACGGAGGGGAATATTCCTTATCAACCGCTAATCAGACGGTTATGAAGTTTGACACAAGCAAAAATTACACTATTGGGAAATTGTTTGTATCTGGTGGGGTTATACCAGGCTCATCTGCTGGAGGTATTACTACTTGGCAAGTTAAATTAAATGGTATTAACATTATTTGGCTAAAGACTGAGACAGCCCAGGAAGATAGTCCTTTAAACACTAAAGTTAAATTATTATTACCTCCCAATTCTGTTGTGGAAGTGATAACAGATTCGGACGCTACCAATACGGATATTTTTACAACTACTGCGTTTATTGGTCGGATCTATAATGCATGACCCTAGCCGCATCTAAATCAGTCTCCAGGGCTAAGGGTGGCAATATCTACGGATGGAGCGGCTCCAAAGCTCTCAGTGCATCAGCTGTCACACTTCTAGATTATACGAACCCCTCAGCATTTTATTTAACCAGGATAACTTTAGGTGTGGACTGGTCAGGGATCAGTGCGACAGAATTTATATCCTATACGATCAACGTTGACGGCGTGGCCTTATTTGTTGAGAAAACAATAGTCACTGCAGATAATCTAGGTACTCAACCCAAAATGTTTGAATTCATGATTCCGCCCAATTCAACTGTCAAGGTTCAGGCACT